AAACAAATGAAGCGCCACTGTCTGGATATGGCCCGCGTTGAGCGGATTAATAAGTGCGATTTCCTTGGCGATGAAATGCCATTCTGAGGTGAAAAATGGAAGGGAAAAAAACTCTACCTAGAAAATCGAAATCACTGGAGGACAGGCTTCTTGCTGGATTTAAAAAAGTTGGAGAGTGCTGGGTTTGGAATAAATCGGTGGCATCCAGTGGATATGGACAGATCAGATTGAACTACAAAAACCTAAGGGCCAACAGGGCATCCTATATGGTCTTTAAGGGAGAAATACCGGACGGAATGGTTGTCAGGCATACATGTGACAACAAGTTATGTATTAATCCGGACCATCTTATCTTAGGTAGTTGTAAAGACAACTCGCAGGACATGGTTGAAAGGAACAGACAAGCAAAAGGTACGCGAAATGGACGCTGCAAGCTTTCAGAAACCAAAGTGCAAGAAATTAAGGACTCGACACTCTCATGTGGGCAATTAGCTAAAAAGTTTGGAATCAGTAGGGGTCATGCCCATCGAATTAAAAGTGGTCTTGCGTGGGCATTCATAAAATGAGGATATTGCTGTGAGCAAAGAATTCTACGCCAAATTAGCCGATATTCAGGCGCACCTCAACGCACCAAAGAATCAGTACAACAATTTCGGAAAATATAAATACCGAAGCTGTGAGGACATTCTTGAAGGCGTGAAGCCCCTGCTGAATGGTCTTTTTCTCTCAATCACTGATGAGGTTGTGCTGATTGGTGACAGATATTATGTCAAAGCCACGGCAACAATTACTGATGGCGTAAACAGCCACTCAGCAAGCGCTATGGCAAGAGAAGAAGAAAGCAAGAAGGGAATGGACTCAGCTCAGGTTACTGGAGCTACAAGCTCTTACGCTCGCAAATACTGCCTGAATGGATTATTCGGCATTGATGACGCTAAAGACGCTGATACTGATGAGCATAAACACCAACAGAATTCAGCCTCTCAGAAACAAGTTAAGCCATCCCCTACCCCTGATCAAATCCTCACCGCCTTCGCAGATGCGGCTTCCCGTAAAAACACGGTTGAGGATCTTAAACAAGCCTTCGCTAAAGCATGGAAGATGCTGGAGGGAACAGAGGAGCAGCAAAAAGCACAGGACGTGTATCAGATTCGCAAAGATGAACTCGAAGGAGAAACGGCTTAATGGCAATTAACAATATCGTGGTAAGCGGAAATTTAGGCAAGGATGCCGTCCTGCGTGTCACACCAAACGGAAAGCATATTGCGACATTCTCGATCCCTGCGAAGTCAGGTTTCGGTGACAACGCCAAAACGGCCTGGCTGCAATGCAAAATGTTTGGGGTGATGGCAGAGAAATTAACCGGGTTTTTGCATAAAGGTTCAAAGGTAACGGTTGTTGGCGAGTTCACCATCGAAGAGTGGACCAGGGATAATGGCGAGAAGGTTCAGACTCCAACCATTCTTGTTCGGGATATCGACCTCCCACCTAAGCGAAGTGATAACGATAACAACCACCAACCTCAATACGACCCCGAAATCCCATTCTGATTTAACTCAATAAGGAATATTCAAATGGCATCACCTCTTCCCGGGGCGGATTACTTACGCCCGCCAGTTAAATGCGGCACCCGAGAAGAGGTGCTGGCGCGAATGAAAGAAGCCATCGACAAATTCATGACCAACCCACAGGAGCCTGTCTCCCGTGAGCAACGGATGAATGAACATTTCCGCGTAAGACACGAAAAGGCGGTCTGGGTGGAGAACGCCAGAGCGTCGCTAAGACCGCAATTTATAGCGATTGGCCCTCGCCTTCCAGCCCGCGCACATGTTCGCGTCTGGTACGGGCGATTTGGTCACGCCCGAGACGAGTAAGGAACACATCATGAACGAATACAAATGCTGTTTATGTAAAAAAGATATCGATGGCAGTAATGCATATGAATATCGCGGGTTTATTTCGTGTGAAGACCATTTCGAGCAGGTAATCAAAAAGGTTGATATACGCCGTTCGGAAATTATTCAAAGAAACGACCATGCAACAAAACCTTTGGCAGGCCTTGATATTGACCCTAAAAGCGCTATTGGACGTGCAAACAAAGAGTTGCTTTCCCCTGCAATTGAAACTGCATCACGTGAAACTCTGGCTGAACAGCAATACAGACGTGGAGAGCTCTAATCATGATTGGTCAATCCTACAACCCTGATATATCCCCTAACGAATTAGTAGCCCGCCACAGAGTAAAGCCTATGCCAGACAAATCGGAGTTACTCAAACGCCACAGTTTTCCCGGCCCGGATGATAACCGCTACATCAGCCTGATGATTAAAGGAGCGCGGAAATGAAATACACATACGACGAATTAGAACTCAGGCTAAGTGACGCTCTCCAGCAACTGGACGTGCAGACGGCGCGTAGTGAGGCGCTGGCGGCAGCACTCAAAGCGTCAGAAGCAAACGACGCTGACGCACGTTGTCATGTTGCTGAACTGGAAGAGAAGTGCGCGGCGCTGGCGGCTGAGAATGTAGTGATTATTGATTTAGCCCGTACATTTGCAGGCCGTGCAGATGAATACAAAAGCTCTATGTTTGGTTACAGCGTGTCTGAGAGTGTTGACGAGCTAAACCATGCTGGAAGCAAGGAATTAACGGACGCATGGGTGAACGAACAGCGCGCCGAAATTCTTGACGCGGCTTTCGAGGCAGCAAAACAGGAAGTCGAGCGTCGTTTCGGCAGGACATTCCAGGATTGTGCTTGGCTCGCAAGACGCAGCAGCGACACGCAGATGAAAGGTGCAGTGGAAATGGCCGAGTGGGTTGAATTGTACGCAGCACAGCTTCGCGGGGGCCAGGTATGACCATGACAGCAGAACAACTGGCGCAACTGCGCGAAGTGGCGGAGCGGGCGGCTTCTGACGACTGGGGCTATGACCGCGATGAGTTTTATGACGTGTTAACTCCGGAAATGACGCTGGCGCTGCTTGATGAACTGGAGCGGAAAGATAAGCGCATCGCTGAACTGGAAGCGATATCTTCCGCCGCCGAAAAACTGGTGCGCTGCAAAGGCCGCTACCACTCAGAGCAAAACTATCGCGCCCTGGCTGCGCTGTTTGGCGTCACTACGCCTGACCTGCCTCCGATGAGCGAAGATACGCAGACGGTCGTTGTGATTCCTCCCGCGTATGTAGACGGTAATACACTGGGATATGGGGAAGTAAACCACATGATTGACCTGTGTGTGGATTCTTTCGAAAGAGCGTGCCATGCCGTCGGCATCAAATGCGAAGTGAAGGGGGAGTGATGGCAGATACAACCGCAGAATGGAGTTTTTCACTCGACACTCAATGCCCGCAGTGCAAACACGTTTTCGATTTGCGTCAGGAACTTGTAGATAACGTTTCGTCTATTGATATTTGCGAAACGGACACCGTTGCTACGCGGGATTACGAGACGGCATGCCCTGAGTGTGGTCATGAATTTACGTGCGATTTTGTTTACTGAGGTCTAACCCATGACATTCACCAAAGAAGATCTAATCGAAAAAGCACGAGAGCAGATTGCATTCTGCCGCAACACGAAGATAACAGGCGAAGGCCGAACCCACGTAAACCAATGTTCGGCGCTGTTTGAAATCGCCCTTGCCGCGCTGGAGTCCCGCGCAGATGCGGAGCCGGTGTCAGGCACGCAATTCAGGGCAGTAGCTGACCTGTATTCTATCGCGGTTCCCGGCGGTCGATCCGTCACATATTCAACCGATGCTGCGGAGGCATCTGATTTCAGGGCTATGGGCTGGGCAGTGCAGGAATATGTGAAACTGGAGAGGCTACAGGATGCGTACCTCCGACCGCAGCCCGCGCCGGTAGTGCCTGAAGAGATATATAAAATCCCCGAAGGCAGAGGGTTTAAGTATGTAAAAGACGGGATTCATTACTCATCAAATTATGCCAACGGCTGGAACGCCTGCCGCGCCGCCATGCTTCAGGGTAAAGCCGAACAACCGCACAGCACACAACAAACCGGGTGGACGGGTAACGGTGATGCTGATGCAGCGCTCGTGATGCTGGACAGGATTGATACTTTGGATTCTGCTGATGATGCGCGTATCGAGGATATTAAGCGGATTATTCGAACGCTTGCCAAACCTGTAAGCCAGCCTTACACGTTGCCTGAATGGATACCGTGCAGCGAGCGGATGCCTCCGAGTCGGCACGCGGTACTTGTAGGGTGTTGGTGGGGCCGAGAGTGGGCGTCAAAATGGGCAACATATATACCCGGTCATCCAGATGCACAAGAAAGTGGCTGGCTAATCCCCGGTGCATCATGGACCCCAACTCACTGGATGCCGCTACCAGCAGCACCACAGCAGGAGGCGGAATGATATGCGCAAGATAACCGAAGAAGAGGTCTTATCGGTATTGGCAGGTCACGGTAACTGCATGACGTATCAACTGGCAAATATCATCACAGCAAAGCGTGGGTACAAAGACCACGTAAAGACACCGCAAGCACTACGAATGCTCAAGAGGCTTGAGTTAAATGGGAAAGTTGAAAGAGTGAAAAGCGTCTATGCGGTCCAAATTTGTTGGGCTCTTACGGAATAGCCTGGCGGTGAGTGATGCCTGAATCAGCAACGAATACAGCCCGCTTCGGCGGGTTTTTTATTGCCTGGAGATAACCAATGGAAGAAATGGTTTTTACCCGTGATGAGGCGGCGGAATTCCTGCGGGTTGATAAAGGCACCGTCACTCAGTGGATTAAGTCCGGAAGGCTTCACGCTACGCGGATCAATCCTCACAAGAAGAAAAGCCCGTATCTCATTTGCAAGACCGACTGTATTGCAGCCCTGAAAAACCCGATCCACAATCAGCCGGTGAATGCGGTTGATGTGCAGGAGGATAAAGCATGTCAATCAAACAACGTGCCGGTACGTGGCACTGCGACTTCGTTACGCCTGGTGGAAGTCGAATTAGACGGTCTCTTGGGACAACGGACAAAAGGCAAGCGCAGGAGCTCTATGATCAGCTGAAAGCTGAAGCATGGCGAGTTGATAAGATGGGGGAGTTTAAGCCGCGAACGTTCGATGAAGCGTGCGTTCGCTGGCTTAACGAAAAGCAGCACAAGAAAAGCCTGGACGATGACAAAAGCCGGATCGGATTCTGGAGGATGCACTTCAAAGGAATGGACCTGTCAGCAATCACGGAAGACAGGATCTTGTCGGCGGTGAGTTCGATGGTTAATCGCAAACATCGAATGAACTGGGAGGCTAAACGGGACAGCCTGCTGCGAAGGGGTAAGCCGGTTCCTGAATTTAAGGATAAACCAGCGTCGCTGGCGACGAAGGCGACGCACCTTGCTTTCATCCGGGCGCTGTTACGATGTGCGGCCAACGAATGGCGATGGATAGCCAAAGCGCCGAACATCAAATGCCCGGTGCCAAAAAATAAGCGTATTCGCTGGCTAACCAAAGAGGAAGCGGCGAACCTGATCCGGGAGCTTCCCGAGCATATGAAGCCCGTTGTTATTTTTGCACTGGCGACGGGGCTGCGCAGATCGAACATCACCGATCTGGAGTGGTCACAAATTGATATGCAGAGGAAGGTCGCGTGGATTCACCCCGAGGACGCGAAAGCAGGAAGGGCGATTGGGGTCGCCCTGAACGAATCGGCCTGTAAGGTGCTGCGGGAGCAGCTGGGGAAACATAACCGGTGGGTCTTTGTTCACACTGAATCATCCGTTCGCCCGGATGGAACGAGAACAAAGGCAGTGCGCAAAATGCGGTCTGATGCTAACACGGCATGGCGCGCAGCGTTAAGGCGGGCGGAAATAGAAAATTTCCGCTTCCATGACCTGCGGCACACCTGGGCAAGCTGGCTTGTGCAGTCCGGCGTGCCACTCAGTGCGCTACAGGAAATGGGCGGGTGGGAAAGTATCGAGATGGTGCAGCGTTATGCACATCTGGCACCGAATCACCTGACGCAGCATGCCATGCAAATCGACTCATTCCTGGCGGGGAATGGCACAAATATGGCACAAGGCGCTTTTGCTGAACTGGTGAATATCGCGTGA